CGACAGGAAGCGAAGTTATGATGGCTAATAATGATGGTTATTATTTCTTAAAACTTTTCCCTGCAGTTGCAGTAGGCGGTATTAATCTTCTAAAAGGATTTGCAGGTTCTTTCCCAGATGTAAAATTCTGTCCAATGGGCGGTGTGACTGTTCAGTCAGCACTTGACTTTTTAAGTTTACCCAATGTGCCAGTTTGTGGAGGCACCTGGCTCACTCCAAAAGATCTCGTTGCAAACAAAAACTGGATTGAAATTACAAAATTAGCAAAAGAAGCCAGTACTATTATATGAAAATTATTGGTCTAATACCCTCTCGGTTAAATTCGTCTAGACTGCCCAATAAGGCATTATTAAACATACAGGGGCTCCCTCTTATAGTTCATGTATTAAAACGAGCTAGGCTTTCTAAATTACTACATGAAGTATATGTTTGCACCGACAGTAAAGAAATAGCACAGGTTGTAGAACAACACGGTGGCAAAACCATCATGACAAAAAACACCCATGTTAATGGTACAGAAAGAATTGCCGAAGCTGCACAGACGCTTGATGCTGATTTTTACGTAGACATCCAGGGCGATGAACCCCTAATAAACCCCCATGACATAGATGCTGTCATTGAGGCACATATAAAAAATCCAGATTGGGAAATATTACTACCAAGTCAGCCTATTACTGATGCTAGTAGCCCTAATATTGTTAAATTGGTTCACTCTGTCAATATGCGAGTTATGTATTTAAGTAGGTCCTTGATACCATTTAATTTTCGCGTAGGTTCAGATCAGTATTTAAAACATCTTAGTATAATTAGTTTTAACCCTCATGCTTTAGAAAAGTTTTCAAAGTTAAAACAAACTCAGCTTGAACAAATAGAAGATATTGAATTACTCAGAGCCCTAGAACACGACTTTTACATAGGAACAATAATTTTAAAAGGCAATAGTTTTTCAATTGATGTGAGAGATGATTATTTAAGAGCAGAAATACAAATGAAAGATGACCCAATATTTAAACTATATTCACCCAATGTTAAGGAGATTTATGAAACCAACCAGTAGTTTTAACCTAAGCAAGACCGCAAAGAAAATGATTGCTAGTACACCCAAGGAAAAGCGTGGCGTATTTAAAGCCATGATGATTCAGGCCGAACTAGCAGCAGCCCTTAAACCAGTATTCAGAGATAAGAAGGAGAAACATCATGAGCAATCAGGTAGCAACACTGGCGAATAATCCAGTAACACGTAAACAAATCAAAGATGGACTGGTAGAGATTAGCAATGCTCTAACTCGAGCCGAAGCCGAACGAGACCTAATCAACAACATCATTGAAAATGTCGTAGCCGATACAGGCATTGATGCCAAGGTGTATCGTAAATTAGCTCGCACCTATCACAAGCAAAACTTCAAACAAGAAGTGGAAGAAAATAGAGCTTTTGAAGAGTTCTATGAGAATGTAGTTGAAACCCCAACAGTTACAGTGGAGAATACAAATGCCTGAACCAAGATATAGATTTAGTGTGGACCATGAAAATGAAGATGGTCGAACAATCTTTACCAACACACTGGAATTTGACGCAGAAATTTTGCCAGATGTCATAGGTAACTTTGAGTTGTTCCTCAAGGGAGCAGGATTCGCTTTTGATGGTCATGTAGACATTACTCCAGGTGCATATACGCAATCTAACACCTATAATAATCTACCAGAATCTTCTGACATTCAGATCAAGCGACCAGCCGATACCGAAGGCGGCTCAATTGAATAGCCTGCTTAAGCCTAGACTGATCATGGAATATGCCGTGATTGATAGCATGGGTCGCAACAAGGGCTGGCACATGCATGGCTTCCTAAACAGCCTGGATGATCTGGCCCAAGTATTAAAAGACATTCAGCAGAAGCATCCAAAAAAGCTAATAAAATCAAAGGTTTACGAATACACAACCGCATTCGGTTCTAAACAAATAGCTTGACATTTTTAATCAGTTCCTATAGAATGGTATTATGATATTAAATATTCTTGATGAAATTGCTGGTAATGCCAGTCGCCTACACAAAGAAGCCGTATTGAATCGGGAACGAGACAATGTTGATCTGCGTGAAGCTTTTAGACTGGCCTATGACCCCTATACACAATTTTATATTCGCAAGATTCCAGCATATTCTCCAATTGGCCGAGACGATCTGGCCGAGGGTATGCGCCGACTCAGTTTATTAAGCAGTCGCACAGTAACTGGCAACGCTGGCATAGAGCATTTGCGTCTAGTACTAGAAAGCATGTCTGAGTCAGACAGCACGGTGATTGAACGCATCATTGCTAAAGATCTCCGCTGTGGTGTAAGCGAAGCCACCATCAATAAGATCTGGCCTGGATTGATTGCAGAATATCCTGTGATGTTGGCCAGTGTCTATGACGATAAGCTCATAGAAAAGATGAACTGGCCTGCCATGGTGCAGTTAAAGATGGATGGTATGCGATTCAATGCCATAGTTAAAAACAACAAGTGTGAGTTTAAGACTCGCAATGGTCGCACCATAGATCTCCTGGGTGAACTAGAAGAAGAATTTATCAGATTGGCTCAGGGTAAAGATGTTGTATTTGATGGTGAGTTGACCTGTCATGCTACTGATGGTACAATCATGGATCGTAAGACTGGCAATGGCATACTAAACAAGGCTGTCAAGGGAACCATCAGTCAGGCCGAAGCTCAGCTGGTGCATGCCACACTCTGGGATGTAATCAATCTTGAAGATTTTCAGGCAGGCCTAAGTAAACGAGTCTATGACTGGCGTTTTAACTGGTTGACAAATCAGATTTATTCGACTAGAATACATGTAGTAGAATACAGCATGGTCAATGACCTAGATGAGGCCAGAGCCAAGTTTACTGAATACTTTAACAATGGATATGAAGGTATCATACTAAAAGATACCACGGCCAGCTGGGAAAATAAACGCAGCAAGAGCCTGATTAAATTCAAAGGCGAGTTAGAGTGCGATTTGAAGGTCATTGGTTGGGAAGAAGGAACTGGCAAGAATGTTGGAAAATTGGGTGCCTTGGTATGTGAAAGTGCCGATGGCGTAATCAAAGTAAACGTGGGGAGTGGATTTAATGATGAGGACCGTGGTAGTATTAAAGCAGCGGATGTTATTGGCAAGATTGTGGCTGTCAAGTACAATGCTCGTATTAAAAATAAATCTGAAGGGGCTACAGAGAGTCTGTTCCTTCCAATCTTTTTGGAAATCCGCGAAGACAAAACTCAAGCGGATTCAGCTGGGAGTATAAAGTAATGTTAGATTGTTTAATACTGGGTGACAGCATAGCCGTTGGAACACATAATGTCATGCCGACCTGTGCTGAATATGCCACTGGTGGTTATAATAGCTGGCAATGGAATAAAAAATACAGTACAGCTGACCTCGGTGCTAAAAGTGTTATTATTAGTCTTGGCACCAACGATCATCAGTACGTTAAGACACGAAAAGAACTAGAAACCATGCGAGCACGAGTCAAAGCAGATCGTGTTTACTGGATCATGCCACCATGTAATGAAAAATTTTGCAAACCCTCGGTTAATGAAATTGTACAGCAGATTGCTCAGGCTCGAGGTGATTTTATCATAGCCACTAGTCGTGTACAACCAGATCGAATTCATCCTAGCTGGGCAGGATATGCCGAATTGAAACAACAAATACAAAAGGAGGAACCTGATGCAAAATAATGATTGGCGTACAGACAACTGGGCAGGTCATAGAGATCCTGGTAGAGATCCTAAAAACTATCAATTTCCTCGCAGCGCGCGTGAAGCAGGATTCTATTATGGTCCAGTCGAAGAAGATCATGAATCCGTTTGGCCAGTGTTGTTGGTGGTTGCTATTATTATTGGGATGATATATTGGCTAGGGTAGGGTTTTGCTGCAAGTGGATTGACAGTCCCGAGCAGATCAATGGCTTCAAGGCCGATGATGCAGCCCGAGCCTGGAATACTCGTGTAACTACTGTAGCCTGGTTGAACCGTCAGACACGAGACATTGCCGAACAGCGTCTCTGGGATCTCATGGTTCATAACATCAACAGCATAAAGTTATTAATAACCAAAGTAGGAGCTCTAGATGAATCCCGTCGTATGGTCAGGCTTGGCAGTGATATTCTGCCTGTATATACTGAGCCTAGTTGGAGTTATTTTTGGAAGCGAAGCGATGTACGAGCATATGCTGAAAAAGCATTCAGCGAAGTTGGCCAACTGGGCCGCAGTCTTGACGTTCGCCTTAGCTTTCATCCTGGTCAATTTTGCGTTCTCGCTAGTGATAATGAGCGTATTGTACAACGCAGTCTAGAAGAATTTGAATACCATGCAGACATGATACGCTGGATGGGCTATGGTCAAAAGTTCCAGGATTTTAAATGCAATGTTCATATTGCAGGCAAACGTGGTGCCGCTGGTATCATGGATATATTGCCACGATTGAGCACCGAAGCTCGCAATACCATAACCATAGAAAATGACGAAATGCGTCATGGCATAGAAGAAAGTTTATTGTTGAAAGACCATGTGGCTTTAGTGTTAGACATACACCATCATTGGGTACGTACTGGTGAATATCTGGATCCAGACTCTGATACTGTCAGATATATAATAGACAGCTGGCGAGGTGTGCGTCCAGCCATGCATTATAGCGTGAGTCGTGAAGACTATATACCGGATCATGATCCAGACATCAGACCGGATATGCAAAGTCTATTAGATGCAGGCTATAAGAAAAGCAAACTCCGAGCTCATAGTGATTATTATTGGAACAACGCAGTCAATGACTGGGCCAAGGGTTTCATGAAGTATTTTGATATACAATGCGAAAGCAAGGCAAAGAATCTAGCCCGAGATAGGTTCCTGGAACAGGTAAAAACATAAATAATAGTATGCCAGCTTATTCATACAGATGTGAGGCATGTAAACACGAGTTCGAACGAGTACTTAAAATCGCGGACAGAGACCTACCTATCAACGAACCATGCCCCGAGTGTCAAACACAGGGCCAGGTCCTCAAGACCATACTTGGTGCTCCTTCATTAGGCGATCCCGTTAGACTCGGCATACGCAAAACCGATCAGGGCTTCAAAGAAGTCATGCAAAAAATTCATGCCAATAATCCTGGCTCAAACTTAAATACTAAATTCTAGATATATACATTATACTATTCTATTGATGAAAGGTCGTTATGAAAAAAGCACTTATCACTGGCATCAGCGGCCAGGATGGTAGTTATCTCGCCGAATATTTGCTGGATTTAAACTATGAAGTACATGGTTTAATTCGACGCAACAGCAGTTATGTAAGTCATCCAAACATTAAAAAAATCGAAGACAAAATTACTCTGCACTATGCAGACCTTACTGACAGTACTAACCTGAGGAATATCATTAATGAAGTACAACCTGATGAAATTTATAATCTGGCTGCGCAATCGCACGTGGCTGTTTCTTTTGAACTACCCGAGTATACTGCCGATGTTGATGCCCTTGGTGCTCTTAGGATACTTGATACTATTAGATCACTGGGGCTTACTAAGAAAATAAAATTCTATCAGGCCAGCACATCTGAATTGTTTGGCAAGGTTCGCGAAACACCCCAGACCGAATCTACTCCCTTTTACCCTCGCAGTCCCTATGGTTGCAGCAAATTATTTGCTCATTGGATTACCACCAACTATAGAGAAAGCTATGGCATTTTTGCCTGCGCAGGCATCTTATTTAATCACGAAAGTCCACGCCGAGGCGAAAACTTTGTTACCCGAAAGATTACCCGTCAGTTTGGTCGCATAGCTGTTGATGACTCGGCCTTGCCAGTTCGACTAGGCAACATAGACAGCAAACGAGACTGGGGACATGCTCGGGATTATGTTCGTGCCATGCATGCCATGATGCAATTAGACACGCCCGAAGACTTTGTCATCAGCACTGAACAGACTCAGACAGTACGTACATTTTGTGAATTAGCTGCTAAAGAAATTGGAGTTAATCTAGAATGGACTGGAGAAGGAACCGATGAGATTGGTGTTGATCCCGTTACAGGTCGAACCTGGGTAGTCATAGATCCACAGTATTATCGTCCAGCCGAAGTAGAATTACTTTGGGGAGATTGCACCAAGGCTAAAACTAAACTAAACTGGCAGGTTAAAGTTAGCTTCGAAGAGTTAGTTGCTGACATGATGAAACACGATTTAAAATTAGCTCAATTTGAAAAGGATAATGCATGAAAATATTAGCGCCTATTAGTCTAGGTGAGTTAATAGATAAAATCACCATCTTGGAAATAAAGATGGAACGAGTCAAGGAACCCGAAAAGCGTCATAACATACGGGTAGAACACGAAGAGTTAAGTTTAATTTACTTTCCGCTTCAGGATCGACACTTGGATAATTTTCATATAGAATTAAAAGAAGTAAATGAAAAGATCTGGGAACTAGAAGATATCATTCGCAATTGCATCCGTACGGGTGACAAGGGCGATTTATACTATACAGCAGCGTTGAACATTCCCCTAACAAATGATAAGCGAGCTGCTATTAAAAAACAGATCAATGAACAATTTGGTAGTGAAATCATAGAGGAAAAATTATATGTCTGAGCCAGTGTTAAAATTAGGTGATCATTATGTCAGTGACTTTTTAAATGCTGACGAAACCAGTGCAGATCGAAGCAAATACAGTCTAGATTTATATCTGGACGAAGCCATTGGTGCTGTCCGTTTGAAGTCTGAAACTCTTCCACCAGCCGAGGCCATGTGGGGACGTTATTGGTATCGAAGTGGAACCAATGCTACCATGACCAAGGAACTGGGTAACATTGTAGCCGAGATTACTGATCGAGTAAAATTAAACAATGATGATGTCTGGTTGGACATAGCCTGTAACGATGGTACTTTATTACGTCAAATTCCAGCTGGTATTCAACGCATTGGTATTGATCCCTGTGATGATGAATACTATAAAGAAAGCAGTCAGCATGGAACAGTCATACAGGATTACTTTAGTGCAGCATCCTATGCCAAGGCTACTACAAAGAAAGCCAAGGTCATAACCTGCATTGCCATGTTCTATGATCTGGACAATCCACATACATTTATTAAAGATCTTTCTGAAGTATTAGATGATGATGGCGTTATTGTACTACAAATGAGCTATACACCACTCATGGTTCAGCAAATGGCATTTGACAACATTTGCCACGAACATGTTTATTATCATAGTCTGACCAGTTTACTCAACCTGTTCAGTCAGCATGGCATGATGATTGTCGATGCCAATGTCAACGACACTAATGGTGGTAGCATACGAGTATACATTGTCAAGCAAAAATGCAGTCCCAATGCTTTTGGAACAGCTCAGCTACGTCAGGTCTGTTTATACAGAGCCGATGCCATACTAAACTTTGAACGCATAGCTGATATTTCAGATCCAAAGATCTGGGAGACATTTGGTACACGACTAGAACAGTTAAAAATTAGCATGTTGGATTTTGTTCGTACTGCCCGAGCCGAAGGTAAAACCATCTATGGTTATGGTGCCAGCACCAAGGGCAATACACTGTTACAGTACTTTGGATTGACTAACCAGGACATTACTGCCATTGCTGAACGCAGTCCCTATAAGTTTGGTAAAAAGACCGTGGGGACAGAAATTCCTATTGTAAGCGAAGCCGAAATGCGAGCCGCCAAACCTGACTACTTGTTGGTTCTGCCCTGGCACTTTATTGATGAATTTGTTAGTCGTGAACAAGAATATCTAGAGGCTGGTGGTGCACTGGTTGTTCCTTGCCCAGAATTTAAAATCATAACCAAAGATAATATTAAATGAAAAAAATAGTTTTTTTCAATCAGTTTCATAATGGCGATTGTTTTGTGGGTAAAAACTACGTGCGAGAAATTGTACGTCAATTACCAGACCTAGAGTTTGAATATGCACATGCTCGACACCCTGACATCATTAAAGATCTGGGCATCAAGCATGTCAGTCTAGATAGTTTGCCACCGTTAGATCGTCTAATACGTGTAGCTAATAGTCCTAATGGTGAAACTGTGTATGTGAATACCTGGGTTGGTTGCTGGCAAGGCACCTTGTTCCCGCATGGCGAACACATTAACTTTATTCGCCTACACAACATCTGGCGCGAATACTTTAAGCATTTTAAATTGGATTTTGTAGAAGATCCTAACTATTATTTGCCAGTGATTGATTATGATCAGTATGATGTCAGTCAGGCCGATGTCTGGTTCCACGAACATGGTGACCGACCCAGCATATTAATCTGCAATGGTACTGCTAATTCTGGCCAGAGTAGAGTAGGTGATTTATCAGCCTGCATTACAAAGTTGTCGGCTGAATTGCCCGAGATTAACATTGTATTAACTCATAAACTGCCCTTGACTGCAACCAATATATATTATACCGATGATATATTCGCAGGACAGGAAAACGATCTTAATCAGATTGCATACCTGGCCGGTGGTTGTGATGTCATAGTTGGTAAAAATTCTGGACCATTTAGCTATTGTCAGAATGCCATTAACCTAATGAACAATGCTCTAACCTTTTTAAATCTAAGCATACTAGCAACGGATTGTCCTAGCGGCGGTGGATTATACAAGGCTCGCTGTGTGCATACTGCCGAAACCAACGATGAAAGAATTGCCAATATCATCAAAGTATTACTTGCAAACCCCGATTACCGAGGAACTGAAATCCTAGCATGAAGACAACCTTTATCATGACCTGTGCCATCAATACCAACATAGGCATCTACGATCCAAGTTTTAGAATACTGCAGATTCAACAGACCATGGATAGCATACTTGGTCATTATCCAGATGCCAACATCATATTAGTTGATGGTGGTAAACCTGTTGTAGCAGCGGAATATCCTGCGTTGTACGAACAGTATAGGCAACTAACTCAACGAGCTCATGTTTATTTGGACATGACCAACAACGAACAGGTGCAGAACTTTCATAAAAATTATCTGGACAAGATCAAAGTCCGCCATGAGATGGGCGGCACAACTGGTCTCATAAAAAGTGCAGCTGAAAATATCATCATGTACAATGTATTGCATACGCTACAAACCAATGCAGAGCTAGAAGCATTTAGAAATGTAGACAGAATTTTTAAAATTTCTGGTCGCTACATGCTCAGCCCACTGTTTGATAGCAGCATCTATGAGACTGCAACAGCACAAAATCTCTATGTGTTTAAACAGCGTGAAAAAAGCTGGATGCCTGATGCACTAAGCGCCATTGGTGTTGAACATAGTTATAGTAGTCGTCTGTGGAGTTTCCCAGCAAAGCTGCTTGAAGACTGCGTACAACGCTATGAAAACATCATCAATGATTATTATAGCATTACAGAAACTCATTACGTTGACATCGAACATTTATTATACAAACACATGGGCCCAGCAGTCAGCCAAGAGATTGAACATACACATCTCATGGGAACTATTGCACCCAATGGAACTTTAATCTACGACTAGGACCGATCATGGATAAACCAAATTTAATACTTTGCACGGGCTGGGGCTACAAGGTAGACCTCATAGCCATATTTGTTGAAAGCTGGAAAAAGTATCAGAAAGCAACTGCTGACATGATCATGTTGGTTGAGCCTGACATCAAACAGGATAAACTTAATTATCTGCTGGATTCTGGCGTTGATGTTCGGTTCTATACTGCTGGATATTTTATTCCCAGTGCCATACATAATACTCGCTATTTTAAATACCTGGACATTTTATTAGAAGAGCGTGGACAATATAACCGAGTATTTCACTGTGACGTACGAGATGTAGCCTTTCAGGGCGACATTTTCGAAGAAATCCAGGCAACCCCAGATCAGGTAGATTTATTTGTCAATGAAGAAGATCCTGAAGCCAACCTGGGAGAACGTTTTAATAAATACATTTTGACCACCAACTATGGCGAAGCCGTGGCCAAGGAACTAGAACCCAATCGCATTTTATGTTCGGGGACTACTCTGGGTAGTCAGGAAATGATGATTCAGTACATTGTAACATTAATGAATCAACGTGATATTAAAAAGATGATGGAAGTAGGTGGCATACCTGATGAACAAGGTCCATACAACTACATATTCCATAAAAACCTAATACCTCATACCAAGTTGGAAAACGGCACGGGTGTTGGAACATTATGTCTGGTACATCCAAATCAATTAAAAGTACTGGACGACGGACGTGTTACTGTGTATGGTAAGTTACCCAGTGTCATACATCAGTGGGATCGTCATAATCAAATACCACATTTAATCAATCATTACAGCAATTTATACCTCAAGGAGTTAGGCTATGTCCTTTAATTTTGATTTTACCCAAGCTAAACTAGCAAAATGTTTAAGTCGCAATAAAAACATTGCAGAATTATTTGAAACATTTAACACAGTATTACCCAAGTACAACATTACAACCGTGGAACGAGTGGCAGCATTCCTGGCTCAGTGTGGTCATGAAAGTGCAGACTTTACAGTGCTGAAAGAAAACCTAAACTACAGTGCCGAAGGACTGAGCAAGGTATTTCCTAAACGATTTCCAACCGTAGCAGCTGCACAACCATATAATCGCAACCCTGAAAAGATTGCCAATAAGATCTATGCTGACCGCATGGGCAATGGTCCAGAAGCATCTGGCGAGGGGTTCAAGTTCCGTGGTCGTGGTGCTATACAGTTAACTGGTAAAGAAAACTATACTAAGTTTGCTGCAAGTGTTGGCAAGACTCTGGATGAAGCAGTTGCCTATACAGAAACTCTGGATGGTGCCATTGAAAGTGCCTGCTGGTTCTGGACAACCAACAAGTTAAATGATATTGCCGATAAAAACGACATTGTTACCCTGACAAAACGCATCAATGGTGGTACAATTGGACTAGAAGATCGCAAGCATCATTTTGAGAATAATTTAATTACTCTAAGTGCCTAATTATACGCACCTGGGCTTTGGGGGACGGGATCTAACAGTCCCCAAGCTAGAACAAATCAACGAAAACGGCACCCGTCTCTATGCAACACCCGACGGGCGTCGTTATCCCAGTGTTACTACCATACTTAGCGAACACGGCAAGGAAGCACTAGACGCCTGGCGTAATCGCATTGGACATGAGGAAGCCGCAAAGATCGGTGCCCGAGCTGCCAATCG